ATGCTAAATAACCCTATATGGAAAACTATGAGATCAACTAATAGGGGATGCTGTGGGGCAGGATGTCCTGATTGCCCCTTCCGACCTAAAAATAAATAACCTTACATCTGGAAAATCTTATGCTCTCTACACAATATCGTCTACGTTTAGAGGAAATTTGTAGAAAGATTATCCTACAAGAATCCGTGGGGTTAGAAGATATGATCTGGGCCGAGAAACTCGGCAAAGCAAATCGTACTGCTGGCACTATGCTACGTCAAGCAAGACGTAAAGCAGAGAATCCAGACATGGTAGATGGTAGTATGGATGATTTTTTAAACCAACTTGACATTGGTGGATTGGGACACGAACGCAACGGTAAGCGTGGATTCAATGATGTCGATGATATGGTTGACTGGTGGACTGAAGGAAGAGACAAACCAGAAGACTGGAGGCAAAGAGATTGAAACACGCACTGATTATTTCTTTATGTTTTTTACCTCTAGCAATCATCTACATAGTAATGAAATTATCCTTGTTGTGGTCATCTAGTGTATCGGAAATCAATTATGTCAGAGAAGATGCCAAACGACCCCACGGACCCTATGTGGTTGACCCATATGAAGACACTGACAGAGAGAATGAAGAGGATTGAGGTTGCTGAAGTGATTGATGAAGCCATCTGGCAATGGTACTTTGAGCACGGTAAAGAAGTTCCTAACTGGAAGTATCAGAAAGACCCACAATGGTGGATAGATTACTTAGAAGACCAGTCTGACTAGTGGCCCACCCCCTTGCCCAATTTTACTAGGAGGTGCTATACTGCATGAGTAATCAAAGAGATGGCATGACAGTTAACACTGAGGTTAAAGGCACTCTGGCAAGGTTGCTTGCCACTGAGAATCTTAAGGTTGAGCATCGCCAAGTTAGCACCGCATGTTTTGACGTTTCAAACAGGATTCTTGTCCTGCCTATTTGGAAAACTGCTTCTGCAACTGTCTATGACCTTCTGGTGGGTCATGAGGTGGGTCATGCTCTATATACACCTAATGAGGATTTTGGCACCGCTCCAAAGGATTTCGTAAACGTTCTAGAAGATGCTCGCATCGAAAAGTTTATGAAACGCACCTATCCAGGACTGCGGAAATCATTTTATGAAGGATATAAAGAATTGTGGGATCAAGATTTCTTTGGTGTTAAGACCAGCGATATTGTAAAACTTTCTTTGATCGATCGCATTAATCTTTTCTTTAAGGGTAATTCTTCTATTGAATTTTCTGCTGATGAGATGGTATTTGTCGATCGTGCATCAAAGACAAATACTTTTCAGGAAGTACTTGATCTTGCTTTAGATCTCTATGAATTTGCAAAACAAAAGCAAATGCAGAAAGAAGATATTGATCTTGAAAAATTTACTCAATCTGAATCTGGTGAGAGTGCTGCCCAAAATCAGGTTGAAGTAGATCCACAAAATTCTCAGGCAAATCCAGATTTACCAGCAGAATCATCTGGACAATCTATTGGATCTAATTCTTTCGAGATTGCTGACGATCAGGAAGATGAATTTGATTGTGACGAAACCCAGTCTCTTACTGAAGAAGCACTTCGTCAATCCTTGGAAACTCTTGTAGATGATAGTGCAAAGGAATGGATCTATCTAAATCTACCAGAAGTTAATCTTGATGATTATCTTGTGCCTTGGAAAAAAATTCAAACAGATTTGCAATATGCTTTCCATGGCAAAGCATTTTCCAGTAAGCAAGAGCATGACTATTTTTATAGAAATCTTAACTTCTCGTATCAAAAATGCGAAGAGTATAAAAAGAGTGCTCAAAAATCTGTTAACTATTTGGTGAAGCAGTTTGAGATGAAAAAATCTGCTGATCAATATACTCGCTCTGCAGTTTCTCGTACTGGTATTCTTGATACAAATAAACTTCATACCTATCGATACAATGAAGATATCTTCAAAAAAGTCACTGTGATCCCTGAAGGAAAAAATCATGGTCTCATTATGCTTCTTGATTGGTCTGGATCCATGCAAAGTGTTTTGATGGATACCCTCAAGCAAACTTATAATCTTATTTGGTTTTGCCGAAAGGTAAATATTCCATTTCGGGTCTATGCATTCCAGAGCGGATATGTCGATCGTCATTCTATTGGCATTGGTGAAGACTACAATGAAAATTCAATTCATCTTTCGAAGGACTTCCGTCTTCTTGAATTCTTCTCATCCCAAATGAATTGTAAGCAATTAGATATGCAGATGAAATATATCTGGCAGCAAGCTTGGGGTCAGCATAGTTCTATTAATCATCCTTCTTATCATCTTGGCGGCACTCCGCTTGGTGAGGCAGTAATTTGTATGCGTGATGCTGTTAAGAAACTGAAGCGTCTTGAGAAAGTGCAAAAAGTAAATGTTATTACACTAACAGATGGAGAAGCAAATCCACTTTGCTACACTACTACACCATTTCCTGAAGGACATTATTGTGCTGGTAAAGTTAATACAGAATATTTTTGCCACAATCGCAACAAAATTTTTATTCTTCGTGATCCTATAACTGGATATTCTCGTCGGTTTGACACCAATCCATATAACACTACATCGGAGATCGTTTCTTTTCATAAAGAAATTACAGATTATAATTGGATTGGCATTCGCCTTTGCTCTAAGGGTGAATTGAGTCGATTCCTTTGCAATTATCTAGACCACCAGGAGGTTGATAGTGCTTTGAAACATTGGACAAAAGAAAAATTTACTTCTGTTACTAATAAAACTGGATTTACCAAACAATTCTTTATGCCCAATCAATATATTGGCGGCGGTACTGAAGATCTTGATGTGAAAACCAAGGGTGAAATTGCAACTAAAGCAGAGTTGCAACGTGCCTTTAAAAAGCATATGGGATCTAAGATGACTAACAAAACTATTCTTAATGCCTTTATCGAGCAAATTGCATGAAAAAGTGGGAAGTTACTTTTCGTCTCCCAGATACTGGGACCAAATACCATAAACATATAGTTGATGCAGAGACACAAATCTATGCTAAGCGTCTCTTCCAAAACACAATGCCTCATGCTATTATTTGTGGAAATCCAAGACCCCTATGAATATCTTTGTTACTGATTTTGATCCAAGGTTTTCGGCGCAAGTATTGCCAGACAAACATATTGTAAAAATGCCATTGGAGTGTTGCCAAATGCTCAGTATAGTTTATTCTAATTGGTATTATGATTGGGGTACTTTACCAAAAAAAGATGGGTGTCAGTATGAAACTAGGGGTGGTGCATTTCGTAATCATCCCTGCACTCAGTGGGCAGCAAAGTCTATATATAATACTGCTTGGTTAATCCAACATGGTATTGCCTTGTGTTGTGAATACACCCATCGGTATGGAAAGATTCATTCATGTAATCAAACATTATTTGAATCTAAAAAAATCTTTCATAAAAAGACTAAGAAGGCAATAACTTGCTATAGTATGGCAGAAAATTTTGCTAGGGCAATGCCAGATGAGTTTAAATTTGACACAAGCATTGACACTTTTACTGCTTACAAGATGTACATTAGCAGCAAACCTTGGGTTGCATCTAATTATCTTCGTGACGGATCCCGCAAACCTGATTGGATTGAATGAAAATTGAAACATATACTTTTTACACTTTATAGATGCGATGTAAATCTTCTTGACGATGAACAATACATCAAAGTTGTCGTGTGTTATGCTGCTGCCGAATGTAAATCCACTTTATTGGCGATTAATTCTCACAAATTTGAGCCACATGGAGTGACTTGTATGGCAATGCTTGCTGAAAGTCATATCAGTATTCATACTTGGCCAGAGAAAGAAATGGCTGTGTGTGATATTTTTACTTGTGGTGACCATACCAATCCTATGGATGGATTTTGGTATATTAAAAATGCCTTAAAATCCACTGTCGCACATCATAAAGAATATATTAGACCCCAGGAGATGCCTGTGCCAATTGATGAAGCGTCTCACATGGTTGTCTCTCAAGGCACTTCTATGCTATGATTACGGAGTAATCGAGAGGAAACTTCATGCCCCGCAAATCCGATGTCACTACTGATCAACTGACTGGTTATCTCTCTAAGCACTATGGCAATGACATTAATGCTGCTCAGGTGATGGATGCTTGTGGAGTCTTTGGAGTTACTTACGCCACTGGCACCAAACGCCTTAAAGATTTTTATGTTAAGCGAGGTACTTGGAATTTGACTGTCGCTGAAAAATTGGAGCAAACTTTTAATCAACCTGCTGCTGATCCCGATCGGGAAATTCTGTGCTTTGTACCGAGTAAAGATATTAATTATGTACCGTTCGGGAATTTCTCTGATCTGAAGAGGGTCATTCAGTCCAAACGATTTTATCCTGTGTTTATCACTGGGATGTCTGGCAATGGCAAGACGGTAAGTGTAGAACAGGCATGTGCTCAACTTAAACGGGAGATGATTCGTGTTAACATTACCATCGAAACAGATGAAGATGATCTCATTGGCGGGTTCCGTCTTGTGGACGGCAATACTGTTTGGCACAATGGTCCTGTTGTTGAAGCACTTGAGCGAGGTGCCGTATTGCTTCTCGATGAAATCGACCTCGCTTCAAACAAAATCCTTTGTCTGCAAAGTGTTCTCGAAGGTAAAGGTGTTTTCCTGAAGAAGATTGGTAAGTATATTAACCCTTCTGCTGGATTTAACGTGTTTGCAACCGCAAATACTAAGGGTAAGGGAAGTGACGATGGTCGATTTGTTGGTACTAATGTGCTCAATGAGGCATTTCTTGAGCGTTTCCCTGTGACCTTTGAGCAAGAATATCCTTCTGCACCTACTGAGACTAAAATTCTTACTAATCTTGGAGCAGATCTTCAGTTTGCGGAGAATCTTGTGAAGTGGGCAGGTGTTATTCGTAAGACATTTTTCGATGGTGGTGTAGATGAGATTATCACCACCCGCCGCCTTGTGCATATTGTACAGGCATTTGACATCTTTGGTGACCGCATCAAAGCAATTACAAATTGTATCAATCGTTTTGATGATGATACTAAGCAGTCTTTCCTTGACCTTTATACTAAGGTAGATGCTGGTGATGAAGATGGTCAATCTGATCCTTTCTGATTGACAAGATCTCTATAGTCCTTTATACTGGGGAGAAATAACTCCCCCACTTTATTATGAATTGGAAGTACAACGAAGAAAACATCCTTAATGAGTTGAGGGATTACATCTCAAACACATATAAGCAGCACTATTCTGCTGGAGATGATAAAATCCAAACTCTGGATTTGATTGAAGCATGTGGAGATGGCGAAGCATTTTGCCGCAGCAATATCCTGAAGTATGCTTCTCGGTATGATAAAAAGGGCAGCGCCCGTATGGACATTATCAAGGTCCTACATTACGCTGTCCTTCTTTTAAATTTCAATGACAAAAATGCCCAACGTGAAGAGTATCATCGATGACCCTGATTACTAAAGAAACCCAAAATTTGCTTAGGACTTTTTCAACCATCAACAAGTCCATTGTGATTAAACCTGGCAATGTACTTTCTACGTTGTCAGTAAATAAGAATATCCTTGCTAAGGCAGAGATTGAAGAAACTTTCTCTAAAGAAATGGCAATTTATGATCTTAGCGCATTCTGTGAGATTCTTAGGTTGTATGATGGATTGTCTGATACTCTTCCTCAGATTGAGCAAAAGGATAATCATGTATTGATTAGTAACCCCAATGCAGAATCAAAAGTAAAATATTTTTATTCTGATCCAGACATTATCGTGCAACCTCCTGATAAGGAAGTTGATCTACCATCTGAGGATCTTAAGTTTCGTTTGAGTCTTGAATCTTTGAAACAAGTATGGCGTGTCTACGATATTACTAAGGCACCAGATCTTTGTGTCTATGGTAGAGATGGTCAAATTAATTTGTGTGTGACTGATAAGAAGAATGATTCGTACAATACATTTACACTGAAAGTTGGTGAAACTGACGAAGAATTTTGTTACTGTATGAAGATGGAAAATCTTAAAGTAACTGCTCAGGGGTATGATGTTACTATTAGTAAGCACAATGTTGCGCGTTTTACTGCAGACAACATTAAGTTTCTAATTGCATTAGAACCTAATAATTGATGAGAGATCAGGTTTGGAAATATAAATTGGAGTCTCACGACTCCATTAAGACTGATATTCTCTATGAAATAGATCATTCTCCTGGTATGAAAATGGTCGAAGGTAGAGATGTTATTTCTAAAGCAGATTACATATCTGGTAAATCAATACATGATCGACCTTACTTCAGACTTTTTGAAGAAAGTGCAGTAACAGATTTTTTCAATGTTATACAAGATCATTATTGTGTAAGTATATTTGATGTCACCAATCTTTGGTATCAACAATATCATCAAAATGATATTCACGATTGGCACTTTCATCCAGAAACCTCAATTGGATTCATCTACCTACTTGAATTACCTGATCCAAAATATAGCACAGAATTTTTTGACATTGACAAACGGAAACGTTTTCAACTAGAATGTCAAGAAGGAGATATTCTGGTTTTCCCAGGATATGCTCCTCACAGATCCCCACTAATTAACTCTGATTGTCGTAAAACAATTATTAGTGGAAACCTAAGTTTTCTTAGAATTTATTCTGAATTGATAGACTAATGAGCAAAGATTTTTTATGGGTAGAAAAGTATCGTCCTCAAGTAATTGAAGATTGTATTCTTCCTACAGATGTAAAGACCACGTTTAAAAGTTTTGTTGAAAAGGGAGAAATCCCAAATCTACTTTTATCTGGTACTGCTGGAGTAGGTAAAACTACTATTGCTAAAGCACTTTGTAACGAATTGGGAGCGGATTATTATGTGATTAATGGATCTGATGAAGGTCGCTTCCTAGATACTGTAAGGAATCAAGCAAAGAGTTTTGCTTCAACTGTATCCTTGACATCATCATCTAAACATAAGGTATTAATTATCGATGAAGCGGACAACACTACTGCAGACGTGCAACTACTTCTTAGGGCAAGTATCGAAGAGTTTCAAAAAAACTGTCGATTCATCTTTACTTGCAACTTCAAAAACAAAATCATTGCTCCGTTACACTCTAGGACGACCGTCGTTGAGTTTAACACCAGAGGTCAAACAAAGGTACAACTTGCTTCTTCTTTCTTCAGACGATGCACCACCATCTTGGATGGTGAAGGTATCGAGTATGAGGAACGAGTTGTTGCCGAAGTTGTCCAAAAATATTACCCAGACTTCCGTCGCACTCTCAACGAATTGCAGAGATACTCTGCGACGGGCAAAATTGATACTGGGATCCTTGCGACGTTAGGTGATGCAAACCTAAAAGATCTAACGTCTGCTCTTAAAGAAAAGAAGTTTAATGATGTTAAGAAATGGGTAACGCTTAATCTTGATAGTGATCCAACTTCAATTCTTCGTAAAGTTTATGATAGTCTTTCGGATATCATGGAAAAACCTAGTATTGCAGCGGCAGTACTAATCATTGCTGAATATCAATACAAGTCTGCTTTTGTTGCAGATCAGGAGATCAATCTCCTTGCTGCCCTTACTCAAATTATGCTGGAGTGTGAGTTTAAATGAAATCTCTAAAAACACCTCTTCGTTATCCTGGTGGTAAGTCCCGAGCACTTCCCAAGATCTTTCAATACATTCCTGACCTGAAGACTTTTGATGAATACCGAGAACCATTCCTTGGTGGTGGTTCTGTAGCTCTTGAGGTTGCCAAGCGTTATCCGTTCTTGGATATCTGGGTGAATGATCTTTACAATCCTTTGTATAACTTCTGGTGTATCCTTCGTGATGAACCACAAGAACTCTATGAAGTGATAAAAGGATATAAAGAAGACTACGGCACTCCTGAACTTGCCAGAGAACTTTTCAATTTGATGAAGGATCATCTCAATCATCCAGAAGCAGAAGATTTCTATCGTGCTGTAGCATTCTACATTATCAATAAGTGTAGTTTCTCTGGGTTGA